GCTCGCTGTCGGCCACCCAGAAGCAATTCCGGGAAGTCTGCCATGCGCTCGGCCATCAATGGGGCACCGCGAAGTCGATAGAGGAAGCGCTTGAGCTGCTGACCGAATGGGGCGCGCTCAAGTCCGCCTATCGCCGCGACAAGACGTTCTTTGCGACCGACCACCTCGAACAAGTCCTCTCAAGCAGCCAAAGGAGCGAGGCGTGACTAGCACTGCGTCGCTTTGGCAAAAGAATAATCGCACTCGCGCCAGCGCCAATCTAGCTGCTTGGAGGGCCCGCAACCCGGACAAGGTCAAAGCGCACCGCCAGACGGAGCGGAAGCTTAATCCAAAAAAGCAGACGCACGACAAGGCTATGCAGCGTGCTCGCGCATTGGGTGCGGTCCCTCCGTGGGTCGATGTGAAGGCTATTCGCGCGATCTATGACGCATGCCCGTCCGGCATGGAGGTTGATCACGTTTATCCGCTCCAACATGAGCTGTGCTGCGGCCTGCATGTCCCATGGAATCTTCAGTACCTGACTAGAAGTGAGAACGCACGAAAGAACCAAAACGCAAAACTAGAGGAGATAAGTAATGGAACGAAAGCTTAAGATTATCAGCGCCGACGAGCGGATGGCGCAAGACAAGGGCGTGAAGGCGCTCATCGTCGGCCCTGCCGGCGTCGGCAAGACGACTCTTCTTCGCACGCTCAACCTGTCGTCGTCTCTCTTTATCGACCTCGAAGCCGGCGACCTCGCTGTGCAGGATGTCGAGGTTGACACGATGCGCCCGCGGACCTGGGAGGAGTGCCGGGATCTTGCGGTCTATCTCGGCGGCCCGAACCCGGCACTGCCTCCGACAGCGGTTTACAGCCAGGCGCACTACGATGCCGTCTGCGAGGCGATGGGCGGCGATAGTGGTCTCGCGAAGTACGAAACCTATTTCGTTGACTCCATCACCGTCGCCGGCCGGCTCTGCTTCAAATGGTGCGAGCAGCAGCCGGAGAGTTTCAACGATCGCGGCAAGAAAGACACGCGCGGGACTTACGGTCTGATGGGCCGCGAGATGATCGGCTGGCTTACCCACTTGCAGCACACGCGCGGCAAGAACGTGATCTTTGTCGGCATCCTCGAAAACCTCAAGGACGAGTTCAACGTCACGTCCTGGCAGCTCCAGATCGAGGGCGGCAAGACCGGCAAGGAGCTGCCCGGCATCGTCGATCAAATCCTGACATTGCAGTTCGTCGATTTCGGCGACGGCAAGCCTGTCCGGGCCTTCGTCTGCACTCAGCCCAACCCATGGACCTTTCCGGCAAAGGACCGTTCTGGCCGGCTTGAGCAGATCGAGGAGCCGCACCTCGGCAAGCTCTTGCAGAAGATCACCAGCAAGACGCCGCGACACGCAGTTGACCACAGTATCCCGAGTAAAACCGAAGCAGCATAGGAGAGAGAAGTGGAAGCAACCTTACCGCCTGAAACGCTGATCGATATCGCCGAAGCCGAGACGCTTTCCGGCGACATCCGCGATGCGCTGTTGACGCACGTTCGCTCAATCAAGGTGCCGTGGGCCATGCTCGCGGAAGATGAGCAACAGGAGACGATCGACGCAATCGCCAAGACGGCGCAGAACGCCGTTCGCCAGATTGCGGCGATCATCGCCCAGCGCGGCTTTCCGCACGTCCTCGTCGGCGTCGAGAAGTGGACCGTCAAGGACGGCATCAAGCTCGAAGTCACTGCATCAAGCCTTGTCGAGAACATCCATCGCCTTGCCGAGCACGGCAATAGCGCCGCGATCCTCGTTCTCACTGACCCATCCGACTACATCGGCGAGCGTGCGCCCGCCGTTGCCGACAAAGACCAGCCTGACCTTCCGATCGACAAAGCAGCCTAAAGGAGAAAGCAACCATGGCTTACGATTTCAACTCAGCAGAACAGCAGCGCGAAAGCGGTCTCATCGCGGACGGCACTATTGCGCCGGTCCACATGACTATCCGTCCTGGCAATGCCGGCGAGGGCGGCTGGATGAAGCGCTCCAAGAACGGTGACAGCATGGCACTCGATTGCGAGTTCACCGTGCTGGAAGGCCCGTTCGCCAAGCGCAAGTTCTGGACGCTCTTTACGATCGAGGGCACCACGGAAGGACACGCTAAGGCCGGCGAGATTTCGGCTTCGCGTCTCCGCGCGATCCTGGAAAGCGCCCGCGGTATCCGGCCTGACGACGAGTCCGAGGCCGCCAAGAACGGCCGCCGCGTCACCTCGTGGGGTGACTTCGACGGCATTCGCTTCATTGCCAAGATCGGCATCGAAGTGGCTAAGCCGGGCTCGGGCTTCAAGGATAAGAACACGCTGGACGCCGCGATCACCCCGGACCGCAAGACCTGGGCTAAGGTCGAGCAGGTCGCCAAGCCGCCTGGTTCATTTGCTCCGATCGGGGCTGCGGCTGCCAACGTGGCTGCTCAGGCCGCGGCTGGTACTGCTGCAGCCAAGCCGGCATGGGCCAGCTAATGGCCCAGGCCGCAGCCAAGAAGGCTCGCGACATCGAGGCGGATTGGGACGTTCGCGCGACCCAAGCCGCTATCGATGCAGCGAAAGAAGTGGTCTCGGGCGGCGACATCAACGCCCGAGCATCGCTCGGCTCGCTCAGCGAGATCGAGTGGGGATGGATCGCGGCGTCCAGCGTGTTTGCTTGGATCAAGACCAAGGCGATGCAGGCGACCACGGAAGGCATCGGCTACGACGTTGCGATCCGCAGCCTCAAGGGTCGTGATCCCGAACCTTGGGAGGCGGGGGCGGTTGCCACCGTCCTGCCTGGCCTTGCTGATCTGTCACTTCCTTGGGGTGAGCCGATCGGCGGATGGTCCAAGGACAATATGACCAACTTCGCCTGGCATTGCCACCGGCTCGTCGATGCAGCCCTTGCCGCTCGTGATGAGGGGGCCACCGACAAGGTGGTGCAACGGTTGTCTCAGCCAGAAGTCGAGCGCGAGATTTCAGCAGCCAAGCGCGGGCCGCTTCTCTCGCGTGGCGAGCTCAACGATGAGGTGCCTTTCTGATGCTCGACTTCAACCGCCAGAACAACGCATCCGCCGACATCAACCAGCTCATCAACGCTGTGCTTGATGCCGGCGCCCTGACCGAAGAACGCGAAGCGCGCCGTCCATATCTCGGCGCGTCCGCCATCGGTTCAGAATGTCTCCGCAAGGTGCAATTCGATTGGCAGCGCGATTCCACGTTCCCGGCCCGCACCAAGCGCATCTTTGCTCGCGGTCACGCCTTCGAGGAGATCACGGTTAAGGCCATGGCCCAGGCTGGCTTCCGCATGGAACGCGGCACGCAGCGGACGGGATTTTCCGCTGCTGACGGTCTGTTCCGCGGCCATTGCGATGGCATCCTGCTCCAGGGGCCGCTGTTTCTGAAGTATCCGGCGCTATGGGAGCACAAGGCGCTCGGCTCGTCCGGCTGGAAGAAGCTGGAGAAGGACGGACTGCGCAAAGCCTATCCGCAGTATTTCGATCAGTGCCAGCTTTACATGGCCTATCTTGGCCTTGAGGAGCACCCGGCGCTGTTCACGGCAGTTAATGCCGATAACTGCGAGATCCTGCATCTCCTGGTGCCGTTCGATGCGGAAGCGGCTCAGGCTGCATCCGACCGAGCTGTGGCCGTCATCAGAGCTGTGCAGCATGGCGAACTGATGCCACGCATCACCGAGAACCCAAATCATTTTCTGTGCAAGATGTGCTCGCATCGGGCGGAGTGCTGGGCATGATCAAGGCAATTCAGACCCGATATGCTGGTTACTTGTTTCGCAGCCGGCTTGAGGCGAGATGGGCTGTCTTCTTCGATGCGATGAAGCTGGATTGGCGGTACGAACCGGAAGGTTACATCTTGCCAAACGGCGAGAGATATTTGCCTGATTTCAAAATAAATCTGCGGAAGGGGCCTCTATGGGCTGAGGTGAAGCCAGAAGGCGGGTCCGAAGACAAGTTGATCAGGTTTATCATCGGTTGTCCGGTGGGAACCAGGGGGACTGTTCTGAACGATATTCCAGACCCTCGACTGGAATACGAAGGGCACGATGTATTTTTCTCGGCAGAGCCTGATGTTCCAGAAGGGTCAATGGATCACAACTATACTTTCTGCGCCTGCGAAAAGTGCGGCGAGGTAGGATTCGAGTACGGGTATGAATGCGGTCGGATCGGCTGTGGATGCGGTTCCTACTACAATGACCCACGCATAGCCTCAGCCTTTGCCTCTGCAAGAGCGGCGCGCTTTGAACACGATCTGCGTGAACGCTACGTAAGCCTTTAGCATCACCCCAGCATCACCCGGCGACTCGTTCTGCGTAGCAAGGGAGGAAAGAAAGTAGACTAAGTGACGGGGCAAATCTTGGACTTCAATGCCGCGCGCCCACAGGGGGACGCGCCGAGGGGGCTGACTGCGGATGAAATCCGCGAAGCCATCACTGCGCGTGCACGCGAGTTTGTGCAATGGGTCTTCCCGTGCGCGGTAGTTCATCGAAGCGGCAAGTTTGCCGTCGTGGGGGACATCTTCGGTCAGCCAGGAGATAGCCTTCATATCGAGCTCAGCGGGCCGAAGGCTGGCCAATGGCATGATTGGGCATCTACCCAGGACCGTGGCAAGGATCTTATTGGCCTGTTCATGGCCACTAACAACTTCCATGCTTCGGACTTTCCCCGCGCTCTTGAGATCATCAATAGCGAGTTTCTTGGGCGCACAACGCCGGAGTGGACTCGAAAGTTCACTATCCAATTCAAAGAAAGAGCAGAAAAGCACAAGGACAAGCCTCTTCCGCAAATCGACGATCGCCCACCGCCATCGGAATCCTATGTCTACCGCGACCCGGCAGGCGGCATTATCGGCGTTGTCCGCCGGCACGATCAGGACGAAATAGACCCTGTTACAAGCAAGCCAAAGAAGACTTTCTCAGTTTGGGATGCTCGAGCTTGCAGGGCGCAGGCGCCAACTCCCAGGCCGCTCTACAGGCTGCCAGAGATAGTGCAGCACAACGATATCGTCTTTACCGAGGGCGAGAGGAAGGCAGACGCACTGGCTTCTGTAGGCATCGAGGCGACATGCATCATGTTCGGCTCGAACGCCCCACTTGACAAGGTGGACTGGACATATCTTGCCGGCAAGCGTGTCACGATATGGCCAGATAAGGACAAGGCCGGAGGAGAATTTGCGGCGCGGCTGGCCCCGTACCTGGCCAACTTCAAATGTCAGGTTTTTGTGGTCTCGCCGCCAGAGGACAAGCCGGCGAAGTGGGATGCTGCCGATTGCATCGCAGAAGGAGGCAACCCCTCTGCCCTTATTGCTGCGGCCCAGCCGGTTAGCGCCATTCCAGCCGTCAGCAACGTCTTTAAGCTCTATACCTTGGAAGAGCTGGAGCACTTGCCGCCGCCGAAATGGCTTATCGATCGCGTGATGATCGAAAACGGCCTTTGCCTGTTCTGGGCCGGTAGCGACAGCTACAAGACCTTTCTGGCCATCGATATGGCCTGCTGCATCGGGTCGGGCTCTGATTGGCATGGCCACTCAGTAATGACCGGGCCTGTCGTCTATGTTGCCGCCGAGGATCTTAACGGTGTGGCCAAGCGCATGGTCGGATGGCGCGAAACCAAGGGCAGGGGAAAGCCAAAGGCTAATATCGTCCTGCTGAACGACAGTTTCACCGTTGCATCTCCCGACACGGACAAGCTCATCAGGTCGATCGAACTTCTCCCGAACAAGCCGCGCCTCATCGTGATTGACACCCTGGCCAGGACATTCGGCGCCGGCAATGAAGACAAGACCTCGGACATGGGCGCCTTCGTAGAGGGCTGCGACCGTATCCGCAGAGCGACCGGCGCCACGGTCATGATCGTTCACCACACCGGCCGGAACACGGAGCAGGAACGCGGAAACGTGTCTCTCCGCGGCGCCTGCGACACCATCTTTACCGTTCAACGAGTCGGCAAATCAGGACGCATCAAACTTATAAACACCCCACCCAAAGGCAAGCAGAAGAACGCGGAACCATTCAAGGACATCCATCTGCGGGTTCAACCCGTCCACTTTGAGCACCAAGGGATCGAGCAATCGACCCTCGTTATCATGCCTGACGACAATGACACCCCGGCGTCTGGAGAGACGCTGGAGGACGAAGCCGCCGATACTGCCCCGCGCCTTGGGCAGATCGAGAAATCGATACTGAAAGCTCTTGAAAAGGCTGCACGGAGCGATCGGAAACACCTCGGCTTCAACTCCCTCCATGCCATGGTCAAAGGCGATGGCGGAAACCTCGGGCGGGCTATCCGTGGCTTGGTCCAAAAGGGTCTGGTGATCGAAGCTTTAGACGAGACCGACCCAAAGAAGACGAGACGTCAATATGCACTGTCGTCACTGTCTTAAGACAGTTGAAAAGACAGTGACCCGTTTTCACTGTCGTTACTGTCTTTTCGGGTGTCCCCCTATAAGGGGGACCCCAGAAGACAGTGACAGTGACGGGCTGAGCTTGGGTTTTTGTGCCGGTTGGCGTCGCGACAGCAACTCTGTTGTCGCTTCAGATAGACTTTTTACCAATCTGTGAGGGGCATCACACAAATGGACGATCAACATTGGGCGGTATGTCAGGCGATCTCGAGCCGAGTGCATCGCGTGAGGCCGGAGGTCGAGAAGACCAATCACGGAACGTTCCTGCCGACGTTCGCGCGGGTGTGGGCGTCGGACGGCAAGTTGTCGCAGCGTGAGCGCGCGCTGTTTCCTGGCTATCTGTTCTTCAGGACGGGGCGCGACAGCTGGGGCGCTGTGCGTCAGGTCGACGGCGTGTACCGGGTGTTGTCGAATTGCGGCAAGGCGAGCCGCGTGACGGATGCCGAGATGGTGCGGCTGGTGGTCGGTCACGCGACCGGCGAGTTCAACGAGATTGATCTGTCGGGGTTGGAGCGGCCGAAGGCGAGGCGTCGCAAGCGGACGAGATCGCGTCCAAGCAAGCGAGCTCGTCAGGTCGCGCGTGCGGAGGCGGCATGACCAGCGAGGCCAGCCTTGAGGACGCAGCCAATCGGCTCGAAATGGCCGGCGCGGATGGTTTCAGCGAGGCGGCTGATTTCCTGCGCCGGATAGAGCTGGAGCGCGCTGATGCGGCTCGCAAGGCGCTTGATAGCGCAATTAAGCGCATCGAGGGCCTTGAAGATTCGTACAGGAATGATCTTTACCGAAAGGCGTGGAAGGTCGCGACCTCCGCGCTAAGGTCCATGAAACTCGGGGTCTAATAATGGGGAGAACGTGCGAGCCGCATTTAACCCGGCGTATATCGCAAACTAGAGCGGATTGAGAGAAGGTGACATCGAACAGCGATGTGGGGGTTTCTTCCTCTCCCTTTCCGCTGGCGATGGGCGAAAACCGCTTATCAGCAATCCCATCTTGCGCCCTTCGCAATCCAATTTGGCTCGATCGGTCAATTGCCGATTCCTGCCAACCTCTCGGGCAGCACTCAGCGCAACCGTCGAGCGACACTTCTCCATGCCGGCCGCTTACGTGCCGAGTGCTCCAACCGCGCGAGTTGCTGCCCGAAACCTCTAGCGACACCTGCTAGTGCTGCGAAGGCCAAGCGGTTGAGTGGTGCGACTTCCGGGAGAGACCGTGAAAATGAACAATATCCTGTACGTTGATTTCGAGTCCAAGGACCGCCAGTACACCAAGGGCGGCGGGATAGACGATCTGAACGTATTTGCGAGGACGATGGGGAGGGCGTTCAGCCCAGCACCGCCTCCGAACTACAACCAGGACACGGCGCCGAGTGAGTACAGCGCGCCAGAA